ATCCGCTGCACAATCGGCACAGCCATAGAGTACAACGAGCAGAATCCGCTGCATGAGCAAGCGATCGCGCAGGGCTTGGTGCAGGTGCAGAAAGCGCTTCTTCCCCGGGTGCGTGTATCGATCTGGCTTGGGCCGCACAAGCTCATGGATGTGCCCACGCCGCTACCGCATGGGAACTTCCCGTACGTGCCATTCTGGTGCTTTCGAAAGGACCGCAGCCGTACGCCATACGGCTTGATCCGTGACATGCGCGGGCCGCAGGACCAGATAATCGATCTGGACATCTTGCTTTACGAGGTGCTGAACTCCAAGCGGGTCGAGATAGACAATGATGCGCTCGACCTAAGCCAGAACACCTATCAAGAGGTGGCGAACAATATCAGTAGCCCACGCTCGATGACCATACTTAATTCCCAGCGCAGGAATGCCAACGGGTTCAGGGTCACGACGGATAACGCCCTGGCCGCGCAAGTGTTCCAACTGGTGCAGGAGCGCAAGCGCAGGATCGAAGAGGTCAGCGGGATCTATCGGGCTATGCTGGGAGCACATACCGAAGCCAGCAGCGGCGTTGCGATCAGCAATCTGGTGGAGCAGGGTTCCACGGTGCTGGCAGAGCCGAATGATAACTTCAGGTATGCGCGGCGGCTTGTGGGGCAGCAGCTTCTTGCCTTTGCCAAGGCCGACATGATCGGCAAGCCCATGCAGGTATCCGTCAAGCAGGGGAGCGTGCAGAAGGTCATCTACCTGAATCACGAGGTCATGACGCCACAGGGTCCGGTTGTCCAGAATGACCTGGCAACCGCTCAGATCAAGGTGGTGCTGGAAGACATACCGTCGACACCCAGTTTCCGTGCGCAGCAGTTGCAGGCATTCAGCCAGATGGTGCAAGCCGCTCCACCTCCGTATCAGGCCGTGCTGTATCCGGCCATGCTGGAGCTATCGGATGTACCGAATCGCCATGAACTGGCCGATCAGTTACGGAAGGTAGGAAATGTGCCTGGCACTTTGACGCCAGAGCAACAGGCGCAGCAGGATAAGATCTCCAAGATGCAGCAGCAACTGCAGATGCAGATGATCCAGCTCAACATGAGTAAGGAACAAGCAGAGGTGGCGAAGCTTCAGGCAGAGGTCGAGAAGCTCAAGGCGGACATCGAGGCCCGGCAGCAGGAACTGGCGATTAAGGCAGAGCAGGTGCACACAGATGCCACGATCAAGGCAGAGAACATCACGATTCAGCAGGAGAAGCAAGCGCTCGATGAACGTACCGCTGCGGCCAATATGGCTTCGCAGAATGTCCAATTCCAGAATAGGGTGAGCTCATGATCAAGTTTATCGATACGGCGTTTGTCGGGGGCACAGTGTATCGCGCCGGCCAATTCGGAGAGTTTGATCAGGCCATCGAATTGGATCTGATAAATGCCGGTGACGCGGTAAATTACCTGGCCATTGCCCTGCCGGTGGAGGTGCTCTCGAGCAGCGCGGTGGCAGCGTCGTGCGCATCGACCAATATTGATGAAATTCTGGCGTCGTTTACTATCAAATCCGGCGTGCTGGGGCCAAACAGCATTCTTCAGATAGAGCCGCTCTGGACGTTCCCATCAAGCGCGAATAACAAGATCGTGAAGGTTAAGATAGCGGGCGTCACGGTCTACACGGCAACCCGGACGACAAGCACCAGGGAAGGCCCGCTCGTTGTCCTGGCGAACCGCAATGCGCTGAACTCTCAGATCATGCCTTACGACTCGGTATACCTCACTGCCGGGTCCGGCACGCCGGCCACTTTCGCTATCGACTTTTCGGTAAATGTGACAGTCGAGATCACCGGCCAGCGGGCCAATGGTAGTGAAGCGCTCAAGCTGGAATACTTCAGGGCGCTGCACTTCGCCGGGGCGTAAAGATGACGGTCTGGTATTTCGACTCGGACGGCGGATTGGACGGCAATAACGGAAAGAGTCCTGACGCGGCGAAACGATCCTATGAAACTTTTGTGCTTGCCGGGTTTCCTGGCGCGGCGCAAGGCGATACCTATCTATTCAAGCGCGGGACGACTCAAGTAATCTCGGCTGCGAATGTGGGCGCTGGGTCAGGTGCAAGTACCACACAGAGAACGCGGTATGGGGCCTATGGCGTCGCGCAAGTCCCGTATTCGATATGGACGCCCCCTCCAACCGGGGGATTGAATAACGCCTATGTCCTGAACGTCAGCGGGAAGAGTTATATCGACTTCGAGGATATGTACTTCGATGGACTGGGCCGGGCAACCTATACGCTGTACATGCTCGCGAGCGGGGCAACGCAGAATTCCGGTCATGCGATTCGCCGGTGCTTTTTTACCAATACCGCAACCGCGGCTCTTGGCATACCGAATGGCAGCGGGCTGATTTTTGGTGGGACAGATACCTCAACTGGTGATACTGGCGATTATCTGATCGAGGACTCGGAATTTTTCGGCAACCCGGTGCACGGAATGATAGTCAACGGGGCGCATGATGTGGTAGTCAGGCGCTGCAAGTTTTACCGGAATGGCTTTGATGCCCCGACAGGTGGGCATGGATTCTCATCTAAATACCGGCTGCAGGAGTTCACGACCTCAGGCTGGACGAATACGAGCGGAACTATGTGGTCGCGGGCGCTGGCTGCATACCAGCTTGACGTCTACTACGTCATTACGAACGTAAGCAACTACGGGAGACTGACGAAGAATATATCCACCCCCACGACTCCCGCCGCCGGTGAGTTTGGGGTATCGGCAGGCACGCTCTACATCAATGTGGGATCGTCAACCGACCCTAAGAACCAGAGCGTGAGATATGCCTGGGGTCGATGCTACAACCTGCTTATCGAAGACTGCGAAGCATGGGGAAACTTCAACGATCCGCGAGCGGCGGATGTCGAGGGACATGGTTTCGCCTTCGACAATTGGGCGGATAGCTCGATATTTCGGAGGAATTATTCGCACGATAATCAAGGCGCCGGATTTTCCTTGAATCTGGGAGACAACAATACCGTTGAATCCTGCATTGCCACGAGAAACCAGGCGGCAGGATTTCAGGCTGCGTCTGCAAAAGGAAGCATGGTCAACAAAAATACATTTGTTAATAATAACTTAGGGCAAGTTGGAATAAGGGCAAACGGTGAAATCGTGATGTTTCTCAATTGCGGCGGTGGAGAGATAAAGCAGAACATTTTGCAGAATTACGGCAACCGTCAGTATGCCGCAGACATCTTTCCGGATGTGACGGGGGTCTCCGCTGACAGGAATGTTACTCATGGCTACCCGCTACTGGAAAGAGCCGCGGTTCTCCAGAACACAATAATCGAGAACCCGTACCTGGACGGAGAATTCAGGCCGAGCAATCCGGCGGTTATAAGGGCCGGGAACAACTTGGGCGGCAAGGATTTTTACGGCAAGCAGGTTTACAGCCAGCCGAATATCGGCGCGGTGGAAGATAATTCTGCTACGCAAAGAAGGGTATTTGTAAGAGCAAAATAAACAGTTAAATCAGAATACTAGAAGCCGCTTTCGGGAAACCGGGACGGCTTTTTTTATGCGCGCTAACGGCGATACCGCAGTCTTTATCAATCCCGCATTTCGCGGCGTGCTCACGACGATACCGCAGTTGGAGGAAGAGGCAAAATGGAATTGAATCAGCTTACGGATGAGCAAATTAATACCCTGACGCCCGAGGAAATCGAGACTTTGGAGAACAGCCCGGAGAAGCTCGAAGAGATCCTTGCGGCGAAAGGTGGCGCATCGGAAACGGCAACCGACAAACCCGAACAGGAAGAACAGGAAGGCGCGGCTAACGGCGCGGGGGAAGGAGAGCCGGTCGTTCTCACAAAGAACGGCAAAGTGATTATTCCTTACGAAAAGCACAAGGAGCTTCGTGTCGAGAACTCATCGCTGCGCGAGCAGCTACAGCAGGCCCAGGGCAGGCTGGATGAGCTTCTGAAGGCAAAGGATGAGGCTGGCAGCAAGAAGGATGCAGCGGTTGCGGATGACGCTATCGAGAAGCATCTGGAAAAGCTCAAGGCCGAGATGCCAGAGATCCACGAAGTAATCTCCGCTGTGCTGGGAGGAAGCCAGAAGCAAGGCGAAGAACTCAGAAAAACGCTCGAGGAACTGAAGCGCGACCGGGAGGAATCCCAGCGCGCCAAGCAACTCAGTGTGGCTGAGCAGATCGCCGAGGCGAAGGAAAACAATTCCGACCTGGTGCATTGGGAAGGCAACGATCCGGAAGCATGGGAAGAAGCGATGAAGCAGGACGAAATCCTCAGGACCACCAGCAAATGGGCGAATAAGCCTTTTGCCGACCGGTTCGGTGAGGTGGTCCGCCGGGTGCGCGCCATTCTGCCAGAAGCCTCTGTACCGAACAAACCAGTCGATCCGAAGCAGACCAAGGCCGAAGCGAAAGCAAAGGTCGAGGCCGCTCCGGTGAGGAAACCCACAACCCTATCGGATATTCAAGGCGGCGTCACATCCACTTCCGAGGCGGAGCAGCTTGCGAACAGGAACCCGCATGAGCTTGCCGCGAAGCTGATGAAGATGCCGGCGCACAAAGCCGCAGCCTTGAGAGCCGAACTCGATTAAAAGGAAATAGGAAATGGCTGAAACCAATATCGCCAGCGGCAGCTCGCTGGCAATCAAGCAGTATAGCGCCGCGCTTTTGGCGAACACGCTGAAAGCGACCACGGCAATGGATAATCTCGTGGGTCCGATCGAGCCGACCGCTGCGATGGATAAGGTGGCCGGCCAGTCCGCGCCTGGCATGCCCATTGTGCGGATCGACAATCTGATGAAGAACCCTGGCGATACCGTGTCGCTCGACCTGGTCGACACCATCTCTGGGGAACCTCTGATGGGTGACATAAACAGGGAAGGAAAAGGTAACTCCCTCTCGTTCTCCTCGATGGACATCAAGATCGATCTGTCTAGCAAGGTGATCGATGCCGGCGGCAGCATGAGCCAGCAACGCACCAAATGGCAATTGCGTGAGATCGCTTTGGCGCAGTTGTCGGGTTATTTCCCTCGCTTGTCCGCCCAAACCTCACTGGTGCACCTGGCCGGTGCGCGCGGATCGCAGCAAGGCACCGACTGGGCCATTCCCCTTCAAAGTGCTCCGAATTTCGCTTCGGTGATGGTTAATCCCGTCAAGGCGCCCACCTACAACCGGCACTTCGTGGTGAACGGCGCGAATCTGACGGCAGGAGGCCAGCAACTGGCTTCCATCGCCTCCACCGATCAGCTCAAGTTGGCCCATCTGGACAATATTCGCAAGCGTCTGGACGACATGGATCAGCCCTTGCAGCCGGTCAAGATGGACGGCGACAAGGCGGCGCAAACCTCCAAGATGTGGGTTTTCCTGGCAACGCCGAACCAGTATTCGATCCTGCTGACCGAAGGCTCCCTGCGGGCATTCCAGTAGAACGCCGTGAACCGTGCGGCTTACTTCGACACCCGCCATCCTCTGTTCGCCGGGGAAGTGGGGATGTGGAACGGCATCCTGGTGATCAAGAACGAGCGGGCCGTGCGTTTCCTGCCCGGCGACTCCACTCAGATCATCACTTCCGCCAATGCCGCAACCGCTACCGAAAGCGCGCAGACCGTCAACGGTTCCCTGGGAGGCGGTTACGCTGTCGAGCGTGGCCTTCTGTTGGGCGCCCAGGCTCTGGGTATTGCTTACGGCAAGACCAAAGTCAGCGGCATTCAGTTCGGCTGGAAGGAACACTGGTACAACTTCGAAAGCAACCTGGAAGTCATGGGTGAGAAGGTTTGCGGCCATATGAAAACCCGGTTCTCGATCGACGACGGTACCGGCACCAAGGTTCCGACCGACTTCGGTGTGATCGCCGTCGATTCGGCCGTGCCGCTGTAATCCGTTCTGACGAGTTTTTGACGAAACGCGGGACTTTCGCCAGTCCCGCTCCTAGTCTCTTAATTTTCAAGGAGTTTTTCAATGGCAACTTTCAATGCACCTGATTTGACGTCCAAGGCGCGTTTCATGGGAGGGTACGGCAACGGAGTCATCGTCTACGGTACCGTCACCCCGACTGCTGGCGCTTTGGCGGATGTGTACCGGCCCGTCATTATCCCGGCCGGCATGCTGGTCACCGACCTGGACATCGTCAATGATGACCTCGATACCGGCACGACCCTGTCGGCCAAGATCGGCTATGCGCCGGTCAATTCCGATGGTCCGACGGCGGTGGATTATTATTTCAGCGCTACGTCGACCTTCATGACTGCTGTAGGGCGTAAGGTATGCGCGTTCCAACCTATCAAGTTTGAGAAGGACGTGTACGTCATCCTCACCATGACCGCTGCTGCGACTACCTTTGCTTCCGGCAAAGTTACGGCGGTCGTGAGGGGCCAAGCCGAGGGCGTCAAGTAAAGAGTATCTCCTGAAGCGGTGGTGTGTTTGGGGCGGTCTTCGGATCGCCCTTTTTTATGGAGCAAGATATGCCGCAAGTGCAATACATCGGTAAGTGCGACAAGCTGGATAGCATCCGGGGAGTGGGACTGCATTGGTCACCCGGGCAAGTGCGCAATGTGACATCTGGGGTAGCTGAGAGGCTTCTGCATTACTCGGATACCTGGGTAAAGATGGATGAGGATGCGGTCGACGATGATCCCATCGATCTGGCACCGGACGACAAGGTTGCCGAAGAGCCGCTGCCTGTCGTGGATTTTCACGCAATGGACAACAAGGCCTTGGTCGAATGGGCCGAAACCAAATACAACGAGCGCCTCGACAAGCGCCAGAGCGAGGACACTATCCGGCACAAGGTGATCGCCCTGTTTGGCCGGTATGAGATGGACGAAGAAAGCAAATAATGGCTTTCACCTTCCAATCCGTTGTCGACCTTGCGCGCATCCCGCTCAACGATGAAGACAAGGTGCGCGTGTATGACGCAACGCTGCTGGCATTTGCAAACCACGGCATGATGGCTTTGGTGAAGCGTAGGCCGGATCTATTCGTCGGGCAGTACGCAAACCTTCCGACAGGACAGAACGTGCTCACAGACGCCTTCCCGCTGGCCGCCGGCTACGTTCAAACGCTCGCCGATTACTGCACGTTCAGGGCCGAATCCATTGATGACGAATTTATCAATTCTGGTAGGGCAGCCTTGTTCATGCAGCTATTCAATGGAGAAGCGCAGCCATGAAAACGTGGGACAGCTTCTATGATTTTGTCGCTCCCGATCTTCCTGGCTGCCCATTCGCAGCAATCGACGTTGCGCTCCGGCAAGCGGCCATTGATTTCTGTTCCCAGTCTCTGGCCTGGAAATACACTCATCCTGACATCGCAGTGACGGCTGGCACCGCCTCGTACAACTTTGTTCCTCCTGATCAAGCTGAGGGGCATGCCGTGACCTATGCGGAGTTTGAAGGCAGCGAGAT